GCGGGTTAGCCCGATAGCGCAAGCTGCATACATCTCAGCGAATATCTCTCCCGGTTCTAGGTTACCATCCAGATAACCGTAGCGCCATAGTTCACAAGCGGGACTCCACCACGCGCATCTTGAATTGATTAGTATTTTGAACTTCTTACGTTCAAGCTTGTTTAGATTGTGATAATCAAAGACGTGACCCAATTCATGCAAGAATAGTATATGTTCCTGTTTGCGGTTCTCGTCAGGAATGTGCATGACCTTTTTAGCAGGATCATACATTGGATCAAAATCACCGGGATATACCTTCACACTCGCGCTAGGCATAGGCACGTTACGTTTTGCTGAGTTGGCCCAAGCCCAGTGTCGTGGCTTAACGTTGCCACTCATGTTAAGCGCCTGGGCCGTGGTGGTGTTTACTAAGGCTAGGGCAAGAGTTACTACACCGATTATCGCTTTCGCGTTCATCCCGTTTAATCCTGCCATACTACTGATAGATAGGTGAGAAACTCTCCTATCAGATTGTCGTCATAGAAAGGATCAATTTCACTGTTAGTAACGTCTGACGCTACTTCTGGTTGATCCTCTCTTAGCTGATTGAAGTAAGCTTGGCCCATTCTTTCCGATGGATGCAAGCTTTTACGTCTTGCAGACCTTTCTAGATAAAGCTCAAAAGTCATTTAATAACCTCCCGTTTACTAGGTTACTAAGCTAGTCACTAGGATTGGGTAGCTAGCCCCACTGTATACGTCGGCACCTAGCATTGCATTGACTAGCTTAGTAACCTAGCGGCAACCCTAAGAGGTAGTAAAGCCTCATAACAGGCGACGGTGAACATATAGCCTCTACAGCTTTACTACCCGTTAGGATTGCCAGCGGCAAGTATTAGCTTGCCTCTAGATTACTTATTCGTAGTGCAGCTTGCTTGCAACTTGCTTAGTCCTGGGTTGCGATAGCAGCTCGCTCCTTATGGACTAGATAACACTCGCCATCATGCGAGACTACCTGGATAACGTCCTCCAGGTCAGCATCCGCAATATGCTTGCGGAAACTCTGAGTCATAGCAAGAGCAGTCTTGCCCTCAAACTCAAGCGGCCACGACTCGCGTGGATTGATCGCAGCTTCGTCACTCTCTGCGAACTGCTTAAGCCTAGGGCCATAGACGCCCCTGGCGCGACCCTTGCCCATAAGAGCCTTGATAAGCTCCGGCGGCAAGCCCTTAAGCTCGGTCGATGTACCGTTACTTCTCCCGTTAGTTCCAGCCATTGATAACACCCCCTTTCAAGGTTGGCTGTTTCTTGCCTTACTGCCAAGTATAGCAGCAATCACCCCTTTTGTCAAGGGGTCATTGATGCTATGAACTCTTTAGCGCGACGCCAGAGACAGTCTGGCTTGTGATCTTCTACGTGAACTGGTACTGAAGCGTAACAGTAGAGACACTCGTGATACATAGCCTCATCATCGTGCCAGTGAGGGCTTTCTTCGACAAACTCTTTAAGTAGAGACAACGCGGTATCCATGATTCCTTTCACTCCTTCGTAACCGTCACCCCTGTCATTCCTGACTTTCCTGACTTTGCGCAGATTTCATGTGTTTTCTGCGAACGTATGTTCCCATTCTCTTGTTATGTATATCTCTCTCTTACTACTTACTAAGTAATACACTGTACCCGGAGCCGCGTTTCCTTATTCTTACATTACTCACCCACCCCTGAAGAAGGGGAGATGATAAAGTGCGATCCGGTCAACTTGCTATACTTCTTGCACCTTATTGCTTATGCTATACTAGTCTCCTGAGTTCCCTGAGACAGACAGCATTTCCACAAACCGTGAGATTTGTGATCGGACATAGCCTTACTGCCCTGTTACACGCTTTACAAAAATGGCAAGTCATTACTTCCTCCCGTCGCTGTGCCACTTCACTTGTGACCAATCTTCGCAGTAGAACGCATATCCGTTAGGTGCTCGGTATGTCCTGCCCTTACGAGATCGCCTAGCTGTACCTTGCTTGCTTTCAAAGTACCCGCCCGCACCGTGCCCCTTTCTCTCGGCTGTGCTGCTCTTAGAAACAGGGCGGGGGGTCTTACTTGTTAGCTTTAGTATGAGTTCAGGGCTAAGACCTTTTACGGGTACCACCTCCTAGTTGTAAGCATGACTAAATACCCTTGCGGGTACTCAGTCATAGTTACCTAGTTAGCTGTACTGGCCGAGGATATCTGCCTGGGATGGTAGGTACTTCTCGGCCTCGGTTAGCTGGCGTGCCTGCTGTACCTTGCTGCGCTGCTGGCGCTCCTTGTTAGTCCTGAAGCTGCTAACAGTACGTACCTCACTGGTACCATCGGCATAGTGGCACAGTACCGTAGGCGTACCGTCTGACGTAGCCTCCGTGCCTGGTGCGATACCTACTGGGCGGTGGTTGAGCATTCGATCCCAGTAGTCGCGCGAGACTTTGTAGGTACGATGGTTGTTAGGCGTGAAGTCAATCGGTAGACCGTCCGGCCTAGTCAGTATCTCCCGCTCGTGTGTGTGACGCATGTGAGTAACCTCCTCTCTCGTTCGCTGTAGTATCAAGATATCAGGTACTCCCTATCTGTGCGAATAATATGAGTTACAACCAATACAATCAAGAGATGAATAACCCGCAAATAGCGACATTTTTAAATAAGTATTGTAAACCATAAAACAAAACGATGAGGGTGATATCACCCAGAAACTACGGAGCCATTTTTAACGCCGGTTTAATAGTGAAAACCGTGACGACTGAGTAACGTTGGTAAGATGCGTGGGCCGAAAGGGGGTGTCACTCATGCCAGAAAAACCTGAGAACGAGCTAAACCCAGATAAGGACTTTTCTAAGCTAATGCAAGACAAGGAGCTTACGCCTGAAAAGGTGCAAGCCAAGCTCAATGAGTACCACGCGGCTTTTGAGCAGGAATTCACAACGGCGGTTGAAAAGTCGCCAGACAACGTAATCGAGTATACCACAGACTTCTTTAAAAAGAACGTCGCTATGGCTGCCGCGCAAATCGTGTGGTTGGTCGGAAATGCTGAAAGCGAGACTGTTCGCGCCAACTGTTCTAAGTACGTTATTGAACAAGCAGGTAAGGATGCTACAAGTGACGGCGATCCTTTCAAGAAGTTGTTTGCACAGCTACAGGCCAAAAAGGAACCAGGCAAGGTTAAATAGTGGCAACTGCAATAGCAAGTGCTGAACCAGGTATTGATGCTGGAACCCTTTATGAGCGTATAGGGTTTACTCCGCATACGCCTGAGCAAGCTGATTACCTTTACTCCAACGCCCGTTTCAACGTTCCTTGTTGTGGTAGACGTTGGGGTAAAAGTCAAGCAGCGGGTCATCGTATGACCTATAAAATGTTCGTGCCCGATTCGTACAACTGGATCATTGGGCCAACATATAAGCTAGGTGAAAAAGAGTTCCGAGTAGTATGGCGTGATTTTGAAGAACTCGATATCCTGAGATACTGCAAGAAAACTAATAACGTTAAACAAGGTCAAATGGAGATTCGTACTCCGTGGGGCGCAGTTCTCGAGGTCGTTAGTGCCGAGAAGCAAGATTCACTCCTAGGAGAAGGTCTATCACATGCAATCATGTCCGAGGCAGCAAAACATCAAAGGAGTACGTGGGAACAATACATCGAACCCGCACTATCAGACCTACTCGGTACGTGTGACTTCCCCTCTACTCCAAAAGGGTACAACTGGTACCACGCTCTATGGCAGCTAGGCCAACCAGTCACACATAACGGAAACACGCACCACAAAGATTATAAAAGCTGGCAGTTCCCATCTTGGACTAACTCCGCACGTTATCCGGGTGGTTTTGATAACGAAGAAATTCAGAGAATTAAGTCACTAGTAAGCAAGGTTTGGTTTGACCAAGAATACGGAGCAAGCTTCACCACGATATCAGGGGCTATCTACGAGGAATGGGACCCCGCAGTCCATGTTCAGCCGGTTAGGTACAATCCCCAGTTGCCTAACTATTTGGCTATGGATTATGGCTTCGTAAACCCATTCGCTGCTTTGGATATACAGGTAGCCCCTGATGATACTATCTACGTGTGGCGCGAGTACTATGGTAGTTACCAAGCTACCATGCAACACGGATGGGCAATTAAGAATAGAGATAATCCCGATGGCTATGCTGTAGAGGCTATGTGGGGCGATCCGCGTGGGGCAGATGAAGCAGCTACGCTCGCATTGATTCTAGGTTTTGTTGGTGGGCCAGACGTTCCCTGGAAACTTGGCGTTGAGCAGATCAAACGTATGCTCAAGAACAAGCAGATCGTTGTAGATCCTTCTTGTACGAACCTAGTTCGCCAGATGAGCCAATTGCACGTTAAGCCTCTTGCGCGTAATTCGCAGCAGGACCTTAACGAGCTACAATCTGATGGTAATATCCAGCATAAGGTAGACGATCACTGTTGTGACGCATTGCGTTACTTTGTTGGTCCCCATTTTGTTCTTGGTGCTGGCTCCCACCTAGTTGACATTTATGGTGAGGACTATATAGGTTCCGAAAGTCACGATATGTTCACGACTCTCACTGGTACATCAGTAAGTATGGAAGAAGAACTCAACCTATCTAATAGTTTGGTCCGGCTTTAATGGCTAACCTGCTAACTAAGCGATTTGCCGCACGTAGAAAGAAGGTTACTAACCCTAGAAAGGCTACGGTCGGTACAAGTTATACTGCTTCAGGTGTTAAATCGGCTGCTGGTACTCGTCCACAGACCGGAGACGAGCAAGGAAGCTCTCAACCAGTACGTATTCGGGAGGTTGTACCTGAGCTAGCCTCTGCGTATGTAAAACTACAGACCTACAGCAAGATGATGACAGATTCGTCTGTAGATGTTTCTATGCGAGCAGCCAAAACACCTGTACTTGGTGCAGATTTTTTTGTAGAACCTTTTTCGGACGACCCCTTGGATCTAGAGGTTGCTGAATTTATTACAGCTAATCTTATGGAGGGTATGAGTGCTCCATTCCTCAACGCCCTGGAAGATATCTTGCATCTGTTTGAAGATGGATATTCTGTACTAGAAAAGGTACACGAGAGTAGAGAATGGGCACCACGTAGAACTCGTTCTGCTGCTAATACTAAGCAGTTCATCATGCTACAGAAGTTAGCAGTAAGACCTGCTAGTACGGTAGCAGAAATTGTTTACGATGACAACGGCGGTCCAGAAGGGGTTAAGCATAATGCTATCAAGGCTGATGGGTCTGTTGAAGAGAAAGAAATCGATATCGGTAAGATCCTCCTCTTCTCATTCAATAAGAATGGCGGCGATCTCACCGGGAAAAGTCTACTCCGTACCGCATATTCACACTGGTACTATAAAACCCACTTCTACAAGATCGACGCTATACAAAAGGAAAGGTTCTCTCTAGGTATTCTCAAAGGTAGATTGCTACCAGGATGGACTAACCAAGACAGAACCATTCTACGTACTCTTCTACGTAACTACCGTACTAATGAGGAAGCGTTTATGATTCTCACCCCTGCTGTAGAAGTAGATGTTGAGTTCCCGTCTGGTACGCCTGTAGATGTTCTAGATTCGGCAGTTCATCACAACGGGATGATTCTGATGAACGTGCTAGGGCAGTTCATTACTATGGGTTCTGAAGGAGGTTCTAGTGGTGGTCGTGCTACAGCAGGTACACAGTCCGATCTATTCATGAAATCTCTACGCTATGTAGCTAACTACATCGCTGAACAGATCAACATGTATGTCATACCTGAGCTTGTTGTATGGAACTATCCGACCATGAACTTTCCAAGACTTGCTGTACGTAATATGGGTGAGACACGTGACCTACAGATGCTAGCCTCTGCTCTAGGTAACTTGTTCTCACAGGAAGCTATTACCTGGACTCCTGAGACTGAACTATGGATCAGAAAAATCTTTGATATGCCGTCCGTACCAGTAGAAACGTTGAGAGCGGCAGTTGCAGAAAAAGCTGCTGAACTAGCACGTTCGTCAGAGAGCGGTAGCGGCAATGGTAACGGCGAAACTAAACTAACCAAGGAGCAAGTAGCTCAAGCTAAAACTAGTGCTAAAGGTAAGCCATTAGGCGAGAGGACAGGCAATGTCGGCAAGCCTACAAACGCAGCCGAATGAACCTAATACTCTAACGAAGCATAGCTATTTTTCAAGCGGTCAAAGACTGTATTTCATAGTAGACGCCATGAGCGATGGTGATTTCTTCCTAGTGGAAGATTGCTTCACTAACGAGAGTCGCTGGTGGTCACTAGAAGAGTTCATGCGTGTTAAGAAACGTAAAGTTAACTTTTAAACGAAAGGAGGGTAGAACATTGGATACAGTAATCATGAAAGCTCCGGTACAGGCTCTTGAACAGGATGGGCCGGTCTGGATTGAAGCCCTACCAGCACGTAAATACCAAACACCTTTTTATGGTGAGGTACCAGTTACTCCTGAGAAGTTGGAGAACTTCATTAAGAACTTCAGGGAGAACGTTCGTGGTCAGGAAATCGCTATTGACTTTGAACATGGTACTGACTCAGCTAAAGGTAAACAAGCTGCGGGATGGTATAAGGACTTCGATATCAGACCATCTTCGGACGACTCAGACCAGCTCTCGCTTTTTGCTGAAGTCGAGCTAACTGATGAGGCAAAGAGAGAGATCGCAGAGAAGAAGTGGAAGTATTTTTCTCTAGAGTGGGATGATGAGTACGAGGATAGCGAAGGTAATAAAGCAACGGACGTTATCATTGGTGGTGCTATTACCAATCGTCCTGTTGCCAAAAGAACTCTGCCCATCAATTTCTCAGAAAGCATGTGGCCTGAGTTAACGGCAGAAGAAAGAAAATACTTCGCGGTTAGTGCAATTGATCGTATGACCGGGGAGAGTAAGGAGTGGGAACACAGCGAGCCCGGTACTGGTAGCCCACCTGAACCACGTACAGATCAAGACGGTTCAGATGATATTGCTATTAGAGAAGGTTGGCGACGTGTAAGCCCACCACCGCAGGATACACAGGGACCGAGTGGTCCTAGTCAAAAGGTTACTTCTACACATACGAAGGGAGGTTTGAAGATGGAAGAGTTTGCGTTTGCAGAGAAGGACGCACGTGACTTGCTTCACGCACTCGACCTAGACCACGATACTAAGCCAGAGGAAGTAATGGAGAAGCTGAAGATTATGTTCTCCGAGCTTCAGGATCTTAGGCGTGGCCAGAGTGCTACTGAGCAGGAAAAGCAGTTCGCTGAGAAGTACCCCGAGTTTTGGGGTGAACATAATCAGCTAATGGAACGTGATCGTACTAATAGTGCGAAAGCGTTTGCTGAGGGTGTTAAGACGATTCGTAGGCCAGAAGGTTTTGGTCTTAAGAATACCAAGCTGGAACTGAGTCCACAAGCTCAGGAACAGATTGTTGAGGTTCACAAGAAGTTCTCTGAGGGCAAAGTTACACAGGAGGACTTTGAGAAGGTCATCAAGGCAATTGTTAATGGCGGAATTGTCAAGTTCGGCGAAATCGGTAGTGGGCGTGAAGATGATACTCTGCCAGAAGTTGATCTTGAAACACAGGCCGGACTTGCAGGTGCCCGTAAGATGTTCGCAGAAGTTGCTCTGAAAATCCAGAAGGATAATGCAGAAAAGAATATGTCATACGAAGAGGCTTGTGAAGTGGCTGCTAAGAAGCATCCCGATCTGGCCGAAGCGTACCGAGTCACGTTGCCTGCCTAGGTAGAAAGGAGGTATAAAACAAATGGCAACTGGTAACTTTGTTCTAACTAAGGGTTATAAGGCAGCGGCCGCTATTACTAAGTTCCGTGCGGTTAAGTTCTCTGCTGCTGAAACTGTTACCCCTGTTACAGCAATCGGTGATATGATTGCTGGCTTTGCACAGTTCAGCGTAACCGCACCCGAAATCGCCAAGGGTAAGGGCGCAACTGTTGCCCAAATGGGGATCACTGAAGCTGAGGCTTCTGCTGCTATTCCCATCGGTTCTCTATGTGAACTTATTGCCGATGGTCGTGTAAGAGTTGCTACTGCTTCTTCAGCCGCTCGTATTGTCGGTAGGTGTGTGGGTCATCCTGCACTAGCGGCAGGCGATCGTATTTCTCTCGAAATTGAACTCGTCGGCGGCCTTGTCGGCGCTACTTTCTAATCTTAGAGGAGGTGAAACCAATAAATGTACGATCCTGGTACTCTATACAGCGATCCTATTCTAACCAACCTATCTGTTGGTTATAAGGATCAGGCTCTCTATGGCGAGCGTGTTATGCCTGTCACACCTGTGGATACACAGTCAGGACGTTATCGAGTTTTCGATAGAAGCAACTGGCTGATCTTTGAATCTGCACGTGAGCCGGGAGCGGTTGCCAATGAGATTCAGGGTGCTAAGTGGAGCGAGGATACATTCAAGACTCGTGAACGTTCACTACAGGCACCTATCCTCGATGAAGAAAGGCAGCAGCTACAGTCTCAGGGTGGGCTTGCAAATCCAGTATTTGGTGGTACTTTGCAGCTTGATCCTGAGCGTGATGCTACCAAGCTGGTTACTCGCAGTCTACTACTAGAGCACGAATTGCTTGTTTCTGCTCTGATTCGTGATCCAGCACAGTACGCAGCAGCTAACAAGATCACGCATGTTGGTACCGCACGTTGGGATGATTACACGGCTACATTGCCAGCCATGCCGGTATCCAATCCGGTTGGAGACATTCAAGTTGGCATGAGAGCTGTCTATGCTGCTACAGGTAGATATCCTAATACACTAATCGTTCCCGGACTTGGTATGCAATACGTAGAGAATCATCCACGTGTTGTTGATCGTTTCAAGTCTTTCAATCTGACTGATCCAGAAGCGTTCCGCAAGCTGACTGGTTTCGATGGTACTATCCTGCCTGTAGACTCAGTCTACAACGCAGCTAACAACCTAGATGCTACTCAGGCTATTACGTCGTTTTGGGGTAAAGATGTTTGGCTAGGAATTGTAGATCCGGTTCCGGGTCAGAACACCTTTACATTCGGTAAGACGTTTGCTCAGACATATCCAGATGGTAGTACTCGTCCTGTTGATAGATGGCGTGAAGAACCACGCAAGGCAGATATCGTTCGTGTGTCTTACAAGTATGACACCAAGATCATTTCTGCTGGCGCCGGCTATCTCATCACCACGGCGTTTAATGCTGCCGCTTTCTAGAATAGAAAGGGGGTTATAAACAAATGGCTAAGCATTATGCTTGGACCACATTCGTTACTGGTCGAAATGATTACGGGCAGGTCACCGAAACGATCAAGCCCGGTGATAGTGTTACACAGGAAAAGCTAGGTGTAAGTGAAGAAGAGTATCAAGAGCTCTTGGACGTTGGAGCTATTAGGGAGGAAGCTTATCCTAAGGATATTCCCAATGATATGTCTCCTGTTGAGTACTATACTGCTCAAGACGTCGCTCTTGAACGCGGGGAGCTATCAGATAAAGAAGCTGAGGCCGTTATGAAGCGTCAGGCTAAGCAGGTCGAGGAAGCACCAAACGAAGAAACACCTGTAGAGGAAGCAAAGAAGGCAGAGGTAGTAAGTAGCTAATGGCAGAGATACTAGCTTCTGTTGAGGATATCAACGGTAACTTGCCATCGCAAGATCGTGCGGCGGTAATCGAAGCTACTCCCGAGAACGGTGCCCTAGTTCAGGTTAGCGTTGCAAGGGTAGTTAGGGGTTACTTGAGCGGTGCTATTGATGGTGTAATTCTGATGGGTTGGAATTCGCCTGACAATACACCTGATATCGTCAGAGAAGCTGCTGCGAAGTTGATCGCAGCACAGATATACTTCAACTTCGCAGCACGTTCATCTCTAACCATCGAAGATAACAACTTCGCACAGAAGTTGTATGACCAAGCAATAATCATCCTAGATAAGATTCTGTCTGGCGAAATCATCATTGGTGATGAGGTCCCGGTAGCGACAGAATCAATGACAGACGAGGACTTCTGGCCTGTAGATGACACTGACAGAGCCTTTACTATGTCTATGGAGCTATGACTTCAGCATTCGGTAATATTCTCACAGCGTCTAGTATAGAACGATCAACGATGACTCTGCTCAAGAAATGGTTCCCAACCTATCTACGTGAAATGGAGCGGATAGAAGGGTGGGAGAGAGAACCACTTCTTGAGCCGAGAAACTATACTACACGTAACTCCTTTGATGATCTCACTGGTGAAGAGCTACCCAAGGTTGTTGTTCTTAGTCCAGGTTTGTTCCGCGTACCAGATCATCCAGAGTCAGGTGGCTACTACAACGCGATGTGGCAGCTAGGCGTGGGTGTGGCCTGTGCTGCTCCTACAGAGGAACTCGCGGATCAAATGGTTAAGATGTATGGAGCAGCTGCTAGAGCTATTATGGTTCAGCATCAAGACCTTGAACGTGAACAGGATGATGTAATCGGAGTTCACTGGTTGGACGAGAACTATGAGGATTTGCCGATTGACGATCAACTAATGCTATACAAGGCCGCTGCTATCTACTGTGGTGTAGAGGCTGAAAAGGTCACAAGTAGATACATGCGGCCAGCCGAAGTTGACGAATCAGCACAAATTCTTGACCAGATTGAGGAGGTTATACTAGAACTCCCCGACTATGACCTAACGGTAACTAACTCATAAATGCTGCGTTTTGAGCTATTGATGTTCGGTGAGCAGATAGTAGCTACCAAGTTCAGACAATCTGCCAGTGTTGCTGCTAATGTTCTTCCAGCGTTTAGAAACGTAGAAGAATATCTATATCAGATAACTCAGACCCAATTCAATTCTCAGGGTCGTAGAGCAGGAGGATCTTGGAAGAAACTCTCCGCTGAGTGGTTAGCTCGTAAAGCACGTATGGGTAGAGATACACGTATCTTGCAGTTCGATCATGCGCTAATCAGATCAGTTACTAAGAAGGGCGCTAGGGGACAGATTCTAGAACATACGCCTACTTCACTTACGTTTGGTACCGAGCTACCTTATGCAGCCCGTCACCAGTTCGGTCATGAAAGAACACCGCAGCGTAAATTCCTCGTGGTTAGACCAAGCGATAGAGCTATAATTGCCCAAATGATTCAGGATCATATGATGACACCCTGGGTCAAAACCGGAGTATTAGCCTTTGGAGGCGGAAGAATGCTAAGAGGTCCAAGAGGTCGTTTTGTTGGTATAGGGAGGTGAGTATATAAATGGCTACTAACGAATACTATGCACCCCTAAATGGCAGTATTGTTGATCTAATGAGCGGGGCTAGTGTAGCTCCTGGCGAGATTGTTAAACTAAATACAGAACAAGTTAAAGAAAACGCGGCTGTAATTGAGCGTGGACAGTTGCTAGAAATTAAGAAAGGAGGTGACAAATAATGCGACCGGGTGTTAATATTGTTATTAGTGAAAATACACCAATCCGAACTGCACCTACTGACACAGGTGTTTGGTTCATTGCGGGACTGGCAGATAAGGGCTCAACAATCGCGCCTAGGCTAATCACTAGTATTAGCGAGTATGTCAAGTATTTTGGTGATAGAGTATCCTACGGTCAGTTGTACGATTCTCTTGATGTATTCTTCCGTGAAGGTGGTAATAAGGCTTACGTCATTAGAGTATGTGGCCCTGCACAAGCTACAGCATTTAAGATGCTGCTCGATGCTGGTGCCGCTAACACTTTGCGAGTGGAAGCTAACTCTCCTGGTGAATGGGGCAACGCTCTTAACGTCCAGGTTGTAGCTGGTGGTGCTGGTGGTTCTTTCGTACTAGTAATCAGCCACGACGTTTTGGGTGAGCTTGAAAGGTCGGGCGATCTGATTGACAAAGCTGCCGCGTTTGAATGGGCAGAGAATAGTAACTGGATCGTTCTGGTAGACCAGGCATCTGTACTTGATCCCGCTGTAGTAGCTGTTCAGTCGTTTGCTGGGGGTCTTGACGACCGAGCAAACATTGTTGATGCTCAGTGGACAACTAGCCTGACGCGCTTTTCGCGTGATCTAGGTCCTGGTCAGGTATCGTTCCCAGGTAAGACAACTACTACACTACATGGTATTCTGCAAACTCATGCAGGAGCCAACAACAGGGTAGCTGTACTAGACTTCGTAGATACAGCAACTAAAGCTACTTTCATCACTGAGGCAGAACTTCTACGTGGAGCCAATGCTAAGTGGTCAGGTGTTTGGCAACACTGGCTGTTGGTTCCGGGCATTACACCAGGTACTACTAGGATCGTTCCTCCATCTGCTCTAATAGCAGCTAAGGCTGCGTATGCAGATTCTATCGGTAGTCCGAATACCCCCGGTGCTGGTGATCTCGGTATTGCCAATTACGTAGTTGGTATTACTCAAGCTCCGTGGAGTGACACTGACCTACAGGAATTGAACGGTCAGGGCGTTAACTCAATCATCATGAAGTATGGTGTTCCTAGGGTGTTTGGGTGGCGTAGTTTGTCAGACCCGGACACTGATAGTGAATGGAACAACTTCGGTAACAGCAGGCTAATCATGCAAATCGCTGCTGAAGCGGATGCTCTTGGCGAGACTTATCTATTCGATGAAATCGACGGACAGGGTAGACTAATCGCATCTTACGGTGGTGCATTGACCGCGATGCTTATGCCCTACTGGAATATCGGTAGTCTTTACGGAACCACGGCAGAAGAAGCGTTCCAGGTAGATGTTGGTCCTTCCGTGAATACCCCTACTACGATCGCTGACAAACAACTAAGGGCGCTAGTCATGGTTCGACCTTCTCCGTTTGCGGAGATGATTACGATTGAAATTGTCAAACAACAGATTAATGAATAAGGGGGTGTGAAATGGCTGGACCGACTAGACAAGACACCTTTTCTGTCGTTGTTCTTGTAGAGAACGTTACTCTACCAAACAGGCCCATGCAGAATTTGGGTGTTTGGGACAAGAAGGATGGTGGAGAGATTGACTCGGAAGAGTATAAATTTAGTCCCGGAGCTATGGCTGCTCAAGTATCTCTAGGCGGTAAGAAGAACGTCGGCAACCTAACCGTTAGTCGGCTTTATAGACTTGAAAGGGATCACGGTAGCGAAACACCAATGCTGATTGCTGGTGTTGGTAAGGCTAAAATGGTTGTCCAACAGCAACCACTGGATATCAACGGTAACACGTTCGGTCGTCCTATCGTGTGGAGAGGTACTCTTAAACGTCATACGCCTCCACCTCACGATTCCGAAAGTTCGGACCCCGCACTAGTTGAACTTGAAATGACAGTGGAAGGTGAACCAACAGCTTAACAACTACGTTAGTTAGGAGAGAGAAATGAGCGACTTTGATACAGAAGTAACTCCGTTTGTTGACCAGGTAAGCGACCCTGATCCTGATTTGAATGGTAGTGAACCACAGTCAATTACCGAGCGTTTGCGTCAACAGCGTAGAGATAGTGCTGAGAACAAATTCCACGACTTCGATATTCCTGGGTTCAACGGCGAGTTGTTTTGTCGTTACCGTTTGATTGATGGTAAAGAGCTAGACGCCGTCGGAGTCAAGATTAGGACGGAATTCCGCAATCGCGGAGACAGAGTCTTTTACTCTACTTGCGATAACCTCATTCTAGCTTGTGAGGAATTTTGGGTTAGGGATGGAGGCAAGGAAATCCCTCTTCGTGAAGTTGAAGAGTATACTGGTCCTAGAGACATACCTATCAGGTATGACCAAAATCTAGCAGAAGCTCTAGACTTCACTAGCGAGCTATCAGACCCTCCTACCGCTCGCAGCGTTGTACTTGCGTTGTTTGGTGGTAATGATCTAGCTGTAACTGCTCACGGAGCTAGAGTAGTTCAATGGATGATGAAGGCAGGAACAGAGGTTGATATGCTATTGGGGGAAGCGTAGGGCGGGACGAGGTTGAGCTAGCTGCACAGGTAGTTCTCGCAGGTATGCCTCTTGACAAGTTTCTTGCGCTTGATAATACTTTCGAGATAAATCTGTGGAGTCGCATCTCATACAGAGTAGTCGAGCTAAAACAGATGCTAGATCAAAATCTCGCCAATCGAATAGCTAACGCCGTGTGGTCAAGCGTTAAAAAGTAATGCCTACTGAACGCATAGACATAATAACCCGCCTTCGTGGTGCGCTTGCGTATATCCGCGATGCTACCGCTGCTGCGGCTGCTACTAGCAAACTTGGAACCTCTGCTGAAGTAGCTGGCAGGAAGATGGAACATGCGGGTCGTCGTGGATTCCTGCTGAATCAGGCAATCTTCACTATGCGTCGTTACCTGTATAACGCCACTCTAGCTATGACAGCCCTAGGAGCGGCGGCAGTTTATACAGGGTTTAGATTCAATGCTACTGTGCAACGTACCACGATAGCTCTAGAGTTCTTGAGTAAAGGTCAGTTCGATGCTAATACTCAAATGAGAACGTTCCTCCAAATTGCTCGTGATACTGCATTCATGCCTCAGCAAGTTATCGAGGCTGGACAGCAGCTTATTGCGTTTGGATTTACGGCAGAAGAAACCAACAGAACCCTAGTAGCTATGGGTGATGCTATTGCCGGACTTAACTTGCCACATGATACGGTTAACCGTATTACTCTAGCTCTAGGTCAGATTCGGTCTAAGGGCAAGCTTATGGGTGAGGAACTGCGTCAGTTGGCTAATGCCAACGTTCTATCGTTCGACGCCTTGTCGGAAGCGCTAGGAAGAAATGTTTTCCAGTTGGGTAATGTCGCTGATGCTAATATTCCTGCTGATGTAGCCATCGACGCTATTCTTAAATCAATAGAAACTCGGTTTAGTGGAGCAAGTGCCAAAATTCGAGAAAGTACCTCGGGACAGTTTGAAATCCTAAAAGGTGACATTCAAACTATCATGGGCGGAATCACCTTTACCGCATTTGAGAAAGCGGGTAGTAGACTCCAACGTATAACTGAAGTCACAGGTAGAATGTTCAAGCTAGCACTAGAAGGTAATCTCACCTTCTACGATATGGTTAGAATTGTTGACGAGGCGACAGGTGGAGTTTATCATCTAGCTACAGCAACGGAAACCCTACATGGACATTTCAGAGCCTCATGGGATACTCTAAAACTGATACTTGAAGTTTTATCCCCGTTTATCAAGTTCACAATTCTGGCTCTATACGCTTTCCTAGAGATCACGACTGCCATACAGAACTTCATCCATCTAGGTGGACAGCCCTTAGTATGGATTCTAAGAGTGATAGTAGCCTGGTGGATAGCAGAAATTTTGGTTAAGAAAATTTCTGTACTATGGAGCAAAAGAGTAGCGTTTTGGGATGCAATTCTTACATTCTGGAAAAAGAGGTTAGCTTTCGCAACCAAAATAGCTGCTATATGGACTAGAAAAAAGACTATTGAAGATGTGTGGGCAGCCGGTGCTTCTAGACATGCTGCTATAATGGAAGCCAGAAGAGCTAGGATGATGGGTATTAGTACCGCAGCCACGAAATCAGCAACTATAGCTTCACTTTTATTCAGTAGCACTTTGTTGCTTAGTCCTATTGGGTGGATAATAGCGGGAGTTCTCATTTTAGTAGGGGTTTTGGTTGTTCTAGAACTAAAGTTCGGCGCAGTTACAACGTCAGTAGAATATTTGTGGGATAAGATAAAAGCGTTTTCAGGCTGGCTGGAAGGTAAGAAATGGTTGCTAGATATGTTGGCATCTGGTCTTGAAACCGTCCCAGGCGTAGGCGGCGCTCTAGCTCTAGGTAGAGCGGGTTTGGGTGTAGCTAGAGCTTTGCCGGAGGGACAATCTATTCAGCAAGGTTTAGCACAACGAGGTTTGGGTGGTCCAGCGGGTCCAGCGGGTATTATGCCCGTAGAGGCTCAAGGACTTAATTTGGCCGCTCTAGGTACTGGTGGTGGAGCGCCCATCAAAGTTATTATCCAGCCTCAGAAAGTTGTACTTGATGGTCGTGAAATAGCTGAAGTGGTCTGGAAACATCGTCTAGACAGGCAAGCCAGAAGATAGATGATATGGCAGTCGGCAAAGTAACATTCATTTCGAAGACTACTCCCAAACTAACTCTTAATTGCTGGTTAGGTGGAGAGGGTTCCAAGGTTACGGCAGGATATGGTGGATGGACAATTGTAGAACGTCCACGTAGAACCGGCGCGACTCATTGGAGTGGGAGACAACCTTATGAAATGTCTATTCCCATTGTTATAGACGGGTTTAGTGACCGCGATGCTATAGAGGCAGAATGCTTTACACTAGAACAGATGGCCTTGCCTTGGGGAAAGCAACCTCCCGTAATTGAGATCATTAGTAATGGTGTTCCTCATACTGATCTAGATTGGGTCATTACAAACATAGAATGGGGAGAAACGATCAGGGGACAGTTTAACGGGAAAAGGATTCGTCAAGAAGCTATAGTAAATCTACTGCGATATAATCCCGCAGATAAACTACAACTTAGTGCAGCTCAGAACGCTAGAAATAAGAAAAAGCAACCACTATTTAGAATCCGATAATGCCACCTAAAACACTTAAACAAGTCAGAGGTAAGCTGCAACTGTCTAAGCTAGAGGCAGATAAACAGCTACTATCTCACGACATTGATCTCACAGAGCTGTCTTTCATTACTCGCCGCCTCCCTGCTATGAGATTTGAACAAGCTGTAGTTAGTGCGGATATTACTAGGACTATTGAGGGAGCTTCTACCGTAAAGATAGTAGTTAACGATCATTACGGACTTATAAAGAACAGCGGGAGATTGGCAAGAAACGTAGATATCAAGTTGGACGGTTTGTGGTTCAGGCTGTGCCAGTTCTCAAAGAGCGGGGACAATATCACTCTAACTTTTGAGTCTAGGGAAGTTGCCGTCCTAAGAACCTATAACAACAAACGTGTTGCAGGTTGGGGTCAACTTAGTAGAGCTAGATTCGCGCAGATTCTAATCAACGAAGTCAAAGAAATGAATATCCAGTTTGTTTGTCCAGAACTAAAGAAAACCAAATGGGAAAAGAATAAAAGCAAGGCCGATAAATTCAGAGATCGTGAGCCTGGATTCGGCAGCTGGAATGACGCGCTTGCAGCAGCAAAAGCCGGTGGTAAGCCTGTGACTATTAAGGGTCAGACACCAGTTACCGAACAGCTACTTACTGTAGAGGCAGTTCTGGACACCGGACATAATCTAGGAACTACGGGCCAAATGGCCGGAATTACCAGAAAAATTCTAGTTTGTTCGATCATGACTATTATTCAAGAAGCTACAGCGTATAACCGCAACTCGGGAGATAGGGACTCTGTAGGAGCTTTCCAGCAGCGTCCAAGTCAGGGTTGGGGGACGGTAGCACAGATTATGGATATACAACATGCGGCAACCAGTTTCTTTGATAGGGCTACCAAGTACAATCAGTCTAATCCAAACTCCGAGTATTGGGAAGTTTGTCAGGCTGTTCAACGTAGCGCGTTTCCGAAGGCTTATGCACAGTGGCGTTTGGAAGCCGAGCGTTTGGTAACAGCCTATGGTATAGCTGGTGGTGATACTTCTACAAATAAAACGACGGCTGCCGCTAACTTAATGGGAGAATGGGAAGAAGATTCTGCCGTCGATAAATTCCAGTTCATGCGTGGTCGTCCTAAGACTGTTGCTGGTGGTAAGAAAAAGTGGGAAAAGGAAGATAGCTGGACTTGTCTGAATAGACTAGCTGAGGAAGTACAGTGGCGATGTTTTGAGGTTAGCGGTAAAATCTACTTTATCAGCGAGCCGCGCCTATTCAAGAGTGCTCCACGTGCTCGATTGTCGGAAGGAACCGAAGGCGTAGATTGGGTAGACTTTGATTACGATATAAATAAGAAAAACGGGAAGATAGACCTTGTCGCTAGTCTTGATCGTTGGGAAGCCCCGCCGGGTACTATCATTGAAATCTTCGATTCCGGTATAGCCAACGGTCGATGGATAGTAAGTGAAGTTAATCGTTCGTTGTTTGAAACCGTAGGTAAGATCACACTCAAGAAGCCAAGGCCGAAACTGCCCGAACCTAAGAAAGAGGATCTTACAGGCTTGTGGGATAATGCTGCACAGCAGCCACAGGCGTATGTACCTACTCCCGGTTATGACGTTGATCCTCCTGGTCAATATCCAAGCGGTAGGGCTCTACGTGATGCCGTTCTGAATAGCCCGAACATCACGTTTATAAGAGATTCACAGAAGAACGATATCAAGTTCGGATTGGTCAACCCAATCATACTTAGATTCATGTTGGCTTTCACTGAGGCAGGCTTCCCGATCAAGGTTACTTCGATGAGAACGGATCATAGTACTGGTTCTAATCATACTGAAGGAAAAGCTGTTGATTTTGGTAACTATGGTAGGAGCAATCCTCAGACAAGAGCGGCACAGCTGTGGATAATAAACCACCGAATCCAACTAAAGATGAATGAGATCATTGGACCCTATGATGAGTTGTGTTATCCTCTTGGAGCTTACGATCAGAAAACTCTAGCAGGTCACGAAGATCATATACACGCAGGCTTCGACGACTGATGAGCATTTACGATGATTTACCTGAGAGAGAAACACTAGACGGTGTTTGGCGAGCAATCATCGCCACACCTGCCGCAAGCGCAAACGATCCGGTATTCGTGACTATCACAGCTTTTGATAACAAACACCGTTTTGGGCCTTGTAGATGGGTTACTAAAGAAGCGATCCTTCCCTCAAGAGGGGACGATTGTTTGGTGGTTTTTGCTGACGATCAACGTCCATATGTGATTGCGTGGTGGGAATGATACCTCACTTCAGCATACCGTTTAGGTTTGATGGCTCTCGTGGAGTAGTAGTTAACGAGCAAGATTCAGACGAAGAAATGATGGATTGCGCAGAAACCATACTTCGTTACGAAATCGGACAACGACGAGAAAAACCTGAATTTGGGATTCCAGATCAAACCTTTGCTGAGCCTGAACCTGATATATCACTAATTCAAGAGGCTCTAGTTAAGTGGGAACCTAGGATGGAACTAACGGTCGAGGGTCCTATCTTGGATAAGTTGGATGCTTTAATCACTAGTATAAGAGTGGGGGCGAAAGGAAACATAACATGACTGAGTATATAGAGATTCCTATTGAGACTGATCCAGAACTTCTAGCTCAGGAAGCATTCGACTTCTTACAGGCTAGAATTTCGGGATGGGTACCAAACGATGCGAATCTAGAAACTATCATGATTGAAGCTATGTCTTTGATGACGGCCGAGGCGCGCGATGTAGCGAGTGCGGTACCTACAGACGTTTTCAGGTACTATGGAGAGTTGGTAGGTATTGAGCCACAAGAAGCAACCCACGCAGTTTCAACCGTGGACTTCGCTTTGATTGACAACTTGGGATATACTATACCTGCCGGTACTCAAATAGGAATCCGCACGTCGGGAGATAATCTAGTCCCATTCCAAGTTACGGCTGATACGGTTATAGCGCCGGGATCTACCACCGCGCTCGATGTGCCTATTCAAGCAGTAGAACCGGGAGTCGAAAGCTCGGGTTTACCAGATACTAGTCCTGTAGAACTTATAGATATCCTCGACTTTATTGATACCATCACTCTCAATGCAGAAACCACGGGAGGTATAGACGCCGAACTTACCGAGGATTACTTGAACCGATTGCGGCTCAGACTACGTCTGCTAGCGCCACGACCCATTCTTGCTAACGATTTTGCAATCTTTGCCCAAGATATTGCCGGGGTCGAACGCGCTATTGCTCTAGATATGTATGAACCCAATCACAACTTACTAACAGCTAACCAATCAAGTGCGGAGACAGACGCAACGGGAATGGAAAACGTTTCTAACACTACTCTCACACGTGCAACAGTAAACCCCGCACACGGAGTAGCTTCTTGGAATATGCTTTCAGTGGGTGCGGGGGATATGATTATCCGTAACACATTGGCTGCTGCTATGGCCGTTGTACCTGGAGATCAAGTAACAGCTCTGGCGTCTATACGTCCCAATCTTGGTAGAGCAGTTACAGTAGGAATCGGATTCTATACTGGTGCTGACGCGCTAATCGGATCAATTACCTACGCTGGTACAGTCTCTCCCGGCGCGGGCGTATATGCCAATCTCTCTTATACTCTAGTAGCTCCTGCTACCGCAGCAAAGGCGGTAATCTTCATTAAGGTCGTAGGTACCGCCGGAGCTTCAGAACTAGCAAACGCAGATAAGCTAGCTATGCGTAGAGGTAATAGTATAGATTGGACAATTGGCGGTACTTCCGCTACACAGGAACGAACGGTAACTATTTCTATAGTAGACGAGGCGGGAGAGCCCTTAAGTGTTCCAATTAGAAATGAAGTAGATGCTTATATAGAATCCGCCAGAGAAGTCAATTTCGTGTTACATATCATCGATCCGTCCTATACCTTGATTGATGTTACTTTTGCGGCAAAAGCCAATTCTGGTTGGGATCCAATGGACGTTGAAGTTCGTGCAGAAGCGGCAGTAGCAGATTATCTATCTCCTGGTAATTGGGGACTTCCAAGCGATACTGGTGACGTTCCATTTGCCCCACAATGGATCAATCAAACTCTGGTCAGGTATCTAGAACTAGCACAGGTTCTTAATAGTGTACCAGGCTTAAATTACATTGAGACCCTCACTTTTAGACGAGGCACTGACGGATTTGCTACAACTGATGTACTGTTGCCTGGACCGATTCCGATGCCCAGGCCAGGAGTTATTACGGGAACGGTAACTGCTTAACAACAAGGAGGTTTTTGTATGCCGTCTGTATATCCAGGAGCGCTAGATTCTCTGCCTATCAATCATTTTGACGATCCTAGTCAGATAATCTATGCGGCACACGTTAACGATCTTGCGGATGCCGTAAATAAAATTGAAGCGGAGCTGGACGCCAATCCCTCTGGCGCATTTGCTACAGTCAAGGCTAGACTTGATGCAATTGTTGGCGGTGGGGGATTTCCGATTATAAACGTAAAAGATGCTGCTTATGGAGCGGTAGGTAATGGGTCCACTGATGATAGAGTTGCAATCCAGGCCGCTTTAGACGCCGTTCCAGCAGCGGGTGGGTGTGTGTTCTTTCCTCCCGGCATTTATCTAGTAAACTCTGGTACGGGTTTCACTATAAAGTCCAAGACTAAAATTCTCGGTACCTCGACCCCACGCTACTACTATGGTGAACCAGACTCCAATTGCTATATCAAGCTTGGAGGATCGTTTGCGGGTACGTCGTTATGGGCACCTGGTGGTTCTATTCGAGGCGTTAGTTGGGATAGTATTGGAATCTACGGGTCAAACCTCGGAACGCCGGGACCAACCGGAATTCATTGCTTCCGCCTTCCTGAGTCAGCAGCAATCACAGGTGAACAGTCCTTCAACTTCCACAAGCTGCACATCTCCGGGTTTACTGGTTCGGGGATTTGCGGTCGTCTACATGTTGGTACTTTCGTTGATTGTCACATTTCAAACTGCGGGCATTGGTGCATTGAAACCGAAACTGGCACCAATAACCGATGGAGCGACGTCAAGTTCATCGGCGGATACCTCTACTACGGTCGTTACGGAGGACTCCACCTTGGGGGTGTCAACTCGTCTCAATCTGGCGGTTGCCAGTTTATTGGTACTCGTTTTGAGAGGTCGGGAAATACTGGAGGTTCTCCACTGTCTCCCCTTCGCACAGATTCGCCGGGTGTGAAGCTGACGAATGCGATTCGCATATCCTTTGTTGGATGCGATACCGATGGAAATACTGGTGACGGATTTTTGTTTACCAGAGAAGGAACTTGGGGTAGCTGCTACGGTAATCAGATTATTGGAGCTACAGTTGGACGTGATGGTGGTGGCGACCAGGCCACTCTACCAGACCGAGCATCTATTAGGTTCAAGGGGTTCAGTGGCGCAGCACACGTCGATCATTGCAAGGTCATAGGCGGCTCGGCCATCGCTGGTAGAGCTGATGATGGCGGTGGTGGGATAATCTCCCCGAAGTATGGAGTGATTCTCGACTACGCCTATGACTGCTCATTTGAAGGCTACAACGCCGAGGGCGCTACAGCTCGCTGGAACATCGGTGGTGGTGGCGCAGGACAAATTTGGCGGACACAGATCATTGATCCCACTGGACACATTCTTACTATTCCAGCGCTTGATGGTTCTCCAAGTCAGTTGTTATTTGACGGTTCTGGTCAGCAGATGCAAGCATGGATCGATACTACAGGCGCAACCACTCTGTTTAAAGTGCGCGATGGTGGAGCAACTAAGAGCGTAGCCTTGACCTAATGCCTTACGGAACTAGTACATACGGATCAGCGACGTATGGTGGGGGTGCTTTATCGGTACCTCCTATCACGAATAGACCAGAAGTTACCCAAGCAGCGGAGGATTTATACGAGGCTCTAAGACCATTGACCTATCTGGACGAATTTCTGGGTTGGCCTCTTCTAATTATGTGTGAAGCTTTAGCTAATCCTCTACAAGAAGTTAATGACTATGTTGGACCAGACGGTGACATTCCTTGGTCATCTATTCTAGATGTTGATGCAGTACCCTATGAAGCTTTGCCCTGGCTCGCTCAATTGATTGGTCTAGATGCTCCTAAAATACTTGTAGGAGAAACTGTACCGCAACATGAAGTTCGTATTCGTAATTATATCAGGGCAACTCCAGGATTCTATCGCGGTAGTCGTGGAGCAATTACTGCTGCTGCACAACAATTCCTCTTGGGAACCAAAGCAGTTTATTTTCATGAACGTGACGTGGGAGCCTATCACATAACAATCAATACAAAAACTGCCGAAACTCCTGACGCGGCGAAAGTGTTAGCTGCGTTGTTATCTCAGAAACCGGCGGGAATTACTCTTGTTCATAATATAATCGCAGGCCAAGATTGGCAAGAGGTCGTTAATGAGAACGCAACATGGACAGTAGTTCTTTCTACATACACAAATATTGACGATCTAGAGGAAGGCTAATATAGATGCCAACATCACCTAAGTGGGAAACTCCATATCCGGCACTAACTGACAGCGCCAGCATGGACGATCAGATTTCGGCTATGGCTTTCTCACTAGACAACATCGCTAAAGATGTTCCGCAAGGTACGCTAGCGAACAGACCAGTCAGCACGGTAGGAACACCTGGCAAGGTAGGTCGTTACTACTATGCCACCGACTATGCTGTCCTGTTTAGAGACTTCGGCACAGGTTGGCGCCTAGCTAGTAGCGTTGAATTTGGTACAACTTTGCCCAGTAATCCCGAAGATGATATGTTGTATGATTACTTGGCTAGCGACGCTCTTGGTATAGTTTGGCGTCTTAAGTACAATTCCCTTCAACCTACGTACAAATGGGAATTCCAAGGTAACGGTCCCTCTCTCTTTGCCGAAACAACCGGAACGAGTGGGCTAGATCAATATGCATATTCTTCAATGTCCGGTCCGGCTATAGCTATTCCTCTGGCCGGAGAATATGATCTTGAGTTTGGAGGACATTTGTCAATTAATCGTGCGGGAGGTGGAGTCGCAGCTATGTCCCCAAGACTAAGTATATGGCTGAACGCTTCTGATGATGACGCTGTCTATCACGATCAACAGGTTTTTTACAATCCCGGTCCTTTTCATATTCAAGGTCGAATGGAAGCGTTCGGATCTAGATTGAAAAGAGTCATCGTTCCAGCTCCCTACACTGTAGAAATAAAATATAGACTTTTTGCGGGTTTAGGTCCTGCCCTCTTTTCGGAGCGTTGGCTTAAAGCAACTCCTGTGAGAGTAGGTTAGGAAATGGCCGCAACCCCTAGAGCAGCTATTCCTTATCCAGTTGTAGGTGATGCTCCCAACCTTCCTCTACAAATGGAAGCAATCGCTCTTAATCTAGAAGATCAGGCTAAAGACGATCAAGGTACTTTCTCTGCTAGACCTATTAGTACTCCAGGTACTCCAGGCAAAGCCGGTAGGTATTATTGGGCTACGGATAAAAGAGTTCTCTATCGTGATCTAGGTACTAGTTGGGTAACCGTGTATAAAAATGAAAATTCTACGACGTTACCAACTACTCCTACAGATTGCACCCTAGCTACATTAGAAATATTAGATACCGATACCTCCAATCCTTTTGAAATTACCCATTGGACATTCAGATATGTATCTACGGAACCTACGTACAAATGGTTATTCGTAGGAGGTCCACCTATAGCTATAACGCTACCAAATCAGTATTTATTTATTCGCAACAGTACCTCCTACGGAAATATTGATCCTTCATTAAATGTAAATCCTGGTATACCTGCTCCATCATGTTTTATACCATTTCCGGGAATATATGAAATAGAGTACGGAGCAAACATGTATAATTACGGTTTTGGTGTGGATAATGGAGCTGCTCTAAGTTTGCAGTTTCCCGCTTCCGGTCCCGAAGATCCCGCTTCAGATAACGATTCAGTTATGATACACTCGGTTGGTACAGGAGCAGATACCGATGTACATATTATGCACCATCATTGTCGCCGTATACTGAAGAAAACAATTACTCCCGGTGGTGGCGGAGGTTCCGTCAGATTTCAAGGAAAAGCTTTGGGTGGAGGTACTGCAACGTATAGAGGTCTACACATGAGTATTCGTCCTATACAGATAGCGTCGTCTTAGATGCCTAACACACCACGCAATCAGATTCCGTATCCTGGGGGTCTAGACCTAGCAAGCGGTCCTGCCCATCTAGGAGCACTAGCTCTATCTGTTGACGATCACGCTAAAGACCTGGAAGGAACATATGCCGCTAGGCCCGCTGCAAGCTACGCCGGTCGTTTCTACTACGCCACCGATAAGGGCATCGTCTATCGTGATACTGGCTCATCCTGGCAAGCTCTACATGCTGTGCCGTTCTTGACTTCGTGGTCCCCGCCAGCAGCTTTAACAGAAGATGGTATGGTTATAGATTACTCGCCTGTCGCAGGTTCGATATGGCGTGTCAGATATAGAGCAGCTTCTGCATCGGTATACAAGTGGGAGGTCATAAGTGCTCCTGCTATTACTTCGGAAATTAACACAGATCAGACAACAACCTCAACCACGTTTGTAGATTTAGATACTAACGGTCCTGACGTAACTACTCTCAGAGAAGGTGACTACTACATCGAGGTTGGTTGTAATGCATACCACGAAGTGGCAGCTCAAGTCTCGGGATTTGTCTACATGAGCTATTCAATAGGAGGTGTTGCTGCTATAATTACTGACGGTGTTAGAAGTCGGGGTAGATCGCAAGATACAGACTTCTCGCATTCTAGTCAAATGCGTTGTCAGCGTAAGAATGCTATACCCGCATCTACTTTGATAAGAGCAAAGTATAAAGGACCCGGGACGGCGGTCGCGCACTTCCGTTGGCGCACGTTGAGAGTAAGACCCATAAGAATTATTTAGAAAGGAGAGAGCATGAGTGTAGTTATTAACAGAAAAGAATGGGGAGCGCGTAACCCTAAAGGCAGAGACTCACTACCCTTGTCAAGTACCAAAGGTGTAGCTGTTCATTACTCGGCTACGGGTGCTGAACAGGATATGGAAGGTGCCGCCGTAATGAGGGCACACCAGCGTTATCACATGGACACTAAGGGTTGGCTAGATATTGCCTATACAGGCGAATTCAACAATAAAGGTGAACGTTATGAAGGTCGTGGGTTCGGCATACGAACAGCAGCTAACGGTTCCAATAAAGGTAACGACGACTATTATGCTTTCTGTTTCCAAGGCGCTGACAAGGAGGATAGGGATGACGTAGGACCAAAAGGTAGGATGGCACTATCCGAGTGGATATGGGACTATAAACAACTTGCCGGTCGTTGGCCTGATGTAAAACCACATAGCGCATTCACCAACACCAGGTGTCCTGGTGATGAACTACGGGCTTACATCGCGGCTAAGGGTTGGTTGGTAGAGAAACCAGGTACTAGAAAGTATCCAAAGAATTTCTTCCTATTTGCACAGTGGTACCTAGGTGAGGGTAGGTT